AACGGTGAACTCAGGATGCGGTTGGCCGAGGCGGACCCGAGTGATGGTTTTTTCTCATTCATTCAGGGAATCAACCGGATCGTCGATGCGTCGCTCTGAACCAAGAGCCGTGTCGCCTCGACTTTTAAGGAAGACTTTCAGGCAATGATGCAGCGTGGGTCCTGTCGGCGTCAGTCCGATACATTGCTTGACGGCCACTCACGCGCCAAAGCTAAACCCGCCCGGCCATCCATCGCTTTATGACTTTGAAAACAACTGTCTCAGCAGGCAGTTCAGCGCGCCAATCGCAGACGCACGCCATCCTCGCGCCAGTCTGGGCTGTTTGCATCGATGAGAAGTTTGTCGAGTTCAGGTAGCGGCATCAACAGGGTACGAGCCATCGTTTCACGCGAGAAGCCCTCATCAAACTGCTGCCGGATCAGCCGCTTGAAACCCAAAGGCGATTCCCTCGGAACGTTTACCGGCTCAGTCTTGCGCCAGCCCCGCCGCGACATCTGCGTAAAGATCGACTTGAACCGTGTTGCATCGATGCAGCCCAAGCGATGCGCACGATAGGCCAGTGCCTGCATGGATACACGCCACTTGCGCTTGAGTTGCGCAAGGCGCTCGAGATCAACCCGGCCCGTAAAATCCCGTCGAACTTCGGAAGCGGGCATCAGAAACGCCCCGGCAAAAGCATTTGCCTGCTCTTCGGCTAATTTGAATTCAACATCTCGGCCAAAGTGCATCACCGTGTGTCCCAACTCGTGAGCCAGGAACCAACGCATCCGATCACCCGGCGCATCACCATTGAGATAAAACAGTTTCGGCAACCCTTCAATCCACCGGCAAAGAGCATCCATACCCTCGGCTTCCAAGTCCCGGTCCATGACCAGCCCACCGTTGCGCTCGATCAATTCCGTCAGGTCAGCCACCGGTCCCGTCGGCACTCCCATCCGCAAGCGGGCAAGTGTCGCCACTTTTTCGATGTCGCCGGCGTGATTATCCGGGTCGATGTCTGGGATATAGTCTTCGGGCGCTTGCGTGCCTTGGAGAAGCCGTTCGACCCGCAACTCGGTCAGCCGACACCGGGCATGGATTGCCTTGATATCGTTCCGCCGAGTCTTCTGCCGAGCGCGGTGATAAAACTCCGAGCCATAGTCTCGGCTCAGGCCGTGTCCCACGAAAAACGCATCCGGATCGATCAGCAGCAATGACGCCAAACGTGTCGCCTGCTCGGGATTGGGTGTGCGACCATCGTCAGCTTCCCGCTCCCAGAGCGCGACGAGAGGCTGGCTCACTTCCATCGCCTGAGCCAATGCGGTTTGAGTAAGACCCCGTGCTTCGCGGGCCAGCGTGAGCATTCGCGGATTGTAGAGATTGTTTAATAGTGGCACGTCAAACTCCTTGGCGTCGTCCTTGACTGCCGTCGAGCGGGGCGAAATTCTGCGTTCGGATCGTTTTGCGGCGTCCATGCCGGACAATTTACCTGCGCACAATCTGTTTGTCAATGATCGGTGTCAAATTATTACAAATCGCGTGTATAGTCCCAATAAAACCTATTTCCATTTGAAGGGCATGCTACGCTGGCCGGATGCAATCATCGGTGATGAGTGCGGCTCGGTCGCCGGTGTATGAGGCGGGGATGCCGCACAGGCCATCGCTTACAATCCTCGGCCTATGACCGATATTTATACGCACACGTTTTCCAACGGCCACTCACGCGCCAAAGCTAAACCCGCCCGGCCATTGAGCCGATGACACCAGTACACCAACCGCGCCACGGCGCAGAAAGAAGGCAACCATGCCATACAGCAAACGCGATCACGACCGGGCTTTACATCAAATCTCCCACGACATGGAATATCCACCGCAGCGAATACAGCCAAAGCGAAATATCGAGGCAGGTATCGGCATCATGGTTGCGCTCGCGGCGCTACTGCTCGGCCTCGGGCTCTTGCTGAGCGGCTGCAACACCATCGCCGGCATCGGCCAAGACTTGCATGACCTGGGCGATGGCACGCGGCGTGAGCTTGCCGACGAGCCGGCACGGCCATAGAAAAACCCGCGCTGCCATAACGGCGGCGCGGGTGTTTAGGTTATCGGGGCCATCGTAATTCTGGGCAGCTACCTCGTATTAGTGATAGCCCACCGCACCCGCAAGATTTGCACCGCACCCTATATACATCTCGGCTCTTCTTGGTTCGAGTTACGCCGTTGGACCGGTCGCACGTCTCGCATATCGCAGCGCGTTGCTCGGCTAGGCGGACCTCGGCGGGGGTGGGTGGCGGTCGCATCACCCGGCGGTCCGCACGATCATATCCCGTAGCAGCGTGTTCGCCGGCACATCAGCCGATGCCAGTAAAGTTCCCGAGGCATTTACCTTAAAGAGATTCCGGTCCTGCCCGATCGTGGCCCCGTCATGCCCGTCGTTGCGCTCTTCTGCAATTGCGTAATACGCCAGGCTTGTCGCGCCTAAGCCAACGCATGGGTTCCCCGTGTCATTGCTCACGCTGAACGCTGTCGGGTGGTTGCGGATCGTGTCGTCGTAGTTGTAAATCTCATTGCCCGTCCCCAACGTGAACTCGCCGCGAGCCTGATTGACAGGTCTCGCGCGGGTACTCCCTTGGCCGCCCGCGAAGTTTAGGTCGGTATCCCACGTTAGGTTTACCGACGACGATGGAGGGAACGCCCCATTCCCTGATGCCCCACCGCTCATAAAAACAACACCGCTTCTATACTTGACCGACGCGCCTGCTGCGTTGTTTACAAACGGCATATTCGCGACCTTCACGAACGTGCCGGATGAGTTGTACTTGTAAAGAATGTCGATCGCAGAAAGAGACGTGTTTGATGGAATGCCGAAATAAGCATTCCCATCACCATCGACAGCGACGCCGCCCCGCTGTCCGCCGTTCCAATCCAACGCACCAGCAGCTGTTAAGCTGCCGCTATTCCCGCTACTTGTTGTAAATCGCACAGTGCCATCAGACGCAGCTGCGATCCCGTTGTCTACGAATATCGTCGCGCCCGCGTCCGCATACCCCCACTGCCTGACGCCAGCGCTGTTTAGTTTTGTAACGATCTCGTCGCTACCGTTTTTTGCATGTAGCACGTACACGTTCCCGGCCGCATCCACATCGACCCGTGCAGCGTTACTCCCGGTGTCGTAGTCCCATAACAGCGTCAGGTCTTGGTTGTATTTCCAGACTGACGCGCCGCTGCCGGTCTGCCCAACGACATAGATGTAGACTCCACCACAGCAGCAATATCTCGCGACGTTCGCCATTAACCACACTCCCCGTCGATCGCGTTGACATACTCGAAGGTGTACGCAACACCCCCATCGTCGTCAACCTCGCCAGTCATCCGCACGACAGTGTCGCCCCGCACCGGCTGTAACTCAAGATCAGTATTGTCGTCGAATACCGCGCCGTCGATATCGACAGAGTTACCCTGAACACCGGACCCGTCGTTATTCATCTCGCAGCTGTTGAGCGCAAACCCCGCAGACGTCGTGCCGGTCCGTCCGTCGGTGCGGTCGGACATACTGGTAGCCGTCCGGGCCTGCTCGGTCCATGCATATTGCCAGCGGTTCGTCTCGCCCGCCATCGCAGCGTTGCCCGTAATCTCGGCCCAAAAAGTCCACGACCCGCCAAGCACGATAAACCAAGTCTGGCCACCATCCAACCCGTGGCGGTGGCCCATTGTCACGATCGCGCCGACGGCAGGTAAGTTGCCCGCCCACACAGTTGGAAGGTTACCGTCTTCGCCATCCCAAACGCGCCCGCCTGGAATATCAATGAAGTTGTTTTCCTCAGCCGACCAGTACTGCTCTGCGACCTTCACGCGCAGCGGGTCCGCCGCGTCTACGCCGGTGACGCGCGCAATAATGTACTCTTGCTTGCCAGCCGGCTCGGCAGGGCGTCTCCCCTTTGGGCCGCCGCTGCGTAAGTCGCGGGACTCCACGTCGCGGACGACGGCGACAATGCGCCGCGCCCCGTCTTCATTAAATGAATGAGGTGGTTGGCTCATGCTTGAGTGATTGATACGCTCGTATTAAATGTGCCCGACACAGTGACATTAGGGCTGTGCAGCACAGTGCCTGCATTATAGGTGAGTGTCACATTCTTGGCCTGGGTGTTGCGCTCAGAATCAAACACGCCGCCATAGACAACAGCGCTCGCCGTGCCCGTCCCGTCGTTATAGAATATCCCGTCGTACATGTTAATCGCGTAGGCGTCGGACCCGTACTTCGTGCCGGTGCCGCCGTTGTGGTTCCATGTCGTGACGGCCGCGCCGTAGTCGATGATCGTTCCGCCGTCGCAGTTGATCGTAACGACCGTGCAGGCTGAGTCGATGTAGACCGTTGCGCCCGTGCGCACGACAAGTGTCGTGATGTTAGCTGCTGCGAGCCGCACAACGCCACCGCTGACCTCGAACAGCGTGATGGCCGCTGTGTCGTTTTTGAAATACAAACCCGCTTGGCCATTGCTCGCTGCCCTGGTGCCGTCCACGCGGACAGACGCGGACCCCGCGCCGCCCATATCTAGATACCACGTCCCGCGTCCGTTAAAGACAACCTTATTTGCCGCGCCTTGGTCTAGCTGTAGGTAGGTGTCGGCCGTGCCCGCGTTGCCTGTACACGTTGCCAGCACAGTTATGTCATCAAGCTCGGTGCCGGACTGGTCGCTCCCGGCCATCGCTGTGACCGCGTCGTACTGGAATAAGATATTGTCGTTTGCCGACGGCGCAGCACCGCCGACCCAGTTCGCGGTATTGGTAAAAACAGCGGTCGCCAGTGTCGAGATTGTGTGTAGTGTAGCCATACTTTAACCTTATGGGTTGTTGTCTCTTGGTAGCCCTAATCCGGCAAAATCAACATAGGGCTTTGCCGCCGTTTGAAATTCGAGTAGAACGGGATCGGCCCCTTCGGGGAGGACACCGCCGGCCCCGTCGAGCTGTACAGCCTGCGTGACCGGGTTGCCGTTGCCGTCTAAGATCGGGACGATTTCGCCAAACTTCCCGTCGCCGAGATACTTAGGGCTAGTACTCTCGCCTTCGGGATCATCTTTGAACTTCCTTAAGCCCTCGTCGGGAATCAATAGACGCCAGTCGTCGCCGATCTCGATCGTGATAGAAACAGACCAAAACCGCACGCCGTTACGCTCGCCGTTGGACGCTTCGATCGATGCCGCGCGTGCTTGGTATTCCTTGAGCCGCACGCCCCCGATCGTGATTGCTTTGTTGTTGATCGCGCCACGAAACCCAATCGCGCGGTTCTCGTTATAGACGGCCTGGTTCACTTGGTACGAATAAGTGAGGATCTTAAAATCTTCTTCCGGCTGCGGGTCGAACGGCGCGCCAACACTATTTACAATCGGCACTGGCGGCTTGGCATTTGTGAAGCGAACAGGCAGGCGAACCGTGCTCGAACCCCACCGTTTTACAGGCCGGTCATTAAGTGGGTTGTCATCCTCTTGATCGTCTTCTGACCCGCCGCTGCGCGTCTCGTATGACGCGGTGACCAAGTAGATGAGTTGCGAGTCCTCACTTCGCTGCCACTTGCCAGAGATATCAACGCACCTAGCATCGGGGTCTTGCGGGAAGATATGGCCGATAGACACCGGCGCTGACGCGATAGCAGATATCGGGTTGATCTTTGTATCTGAAATAACTTGCCAGACGCGCGAGTACTGGCGAGCGCTAGATGCAATCGTTGCTGTGCCGAGCGGTAATTCATTTGCGATTACTGCCATCTTAGAACCTCACCACCCTTGCAGCTTGCGATATGTCAAGCGTCTTTATTACATCGAGCGTTTCCTGTTGGATAGCTGCTCTCTTCTTCGCTTCTTCAAGCTGTTGTTTTTCAATTCTCGACAACTCTTCGCGCCCGGTGCTTGCGCCTCGTGCGCCGAGTGCGCCGAAGTTGACGCGGTTTGTATTGAGTTTTGGTGGCCCAGTGTTGCCGCTGCGCCTCTGGTCTTTATTAAGCTGGCCGAGCGCGCGGCTGGCCGTCTCGGCATCGATAAGGTTATCCTTGAAAAGCTCATTGATTTCCTTGACCTGGGATGCAAGTCGCTCGGCTGGCGTTCGCGTTGATTCAAATATCTGCTTTGCTGCTGCCTCGGCTTGCTCAAACCCGCTCTTCCACTGGAGCGTCATTTGGTAAGCATCTTCTAGCGGCCCCTTGGTCGATTCATCTATGGACTTGCCCACGTCTTCAACTGACATCTCAATCTTGCGCATGGCCGATTCAGTGTCGATCCCCGCATCCGTGGTCTTTTCCGCGACTTCTTCGACTTTCGTTCCCATCTTGTCAAATAACTTGTTGACGGCGAAGGCCGACCCTGCAGCGACGGCCAACCCCGCAGCGACTATAGCCCACCCCTTTGGCCCGCTCATCGCCGTTACGATCGACTGTGCAACCGCCATACTGCGGAGCGCAGCAACTAGGCGGGCGATAATCTTTATCATTCTGCTCATCACAAGCATACCAGCGGTGAAGCCGGCAGCCATCGCGGTATTTCTGGCGATGTTTTTTACGCTCTCGGAATTGTATGACCGCATCGCTGCCACAAGCTTTGTTGATTTGTCCGAGACCCGCTGGATAGCCGGCGCAAGCACGCCGACCGCCGATGCCGCGATCCCGCCGAACGATGATTTAAGCCGTTGGATTGAGTCGTTAAATTCCTCGGCCGACTTTGCCGCGCCGCTATCGATCGTGTTGCCGATGCGGTCGGACGTTGCGCCGAACGCATCAAGCGCCGCAGACCCGCCGGCCAGCGTGTTGACCAACGCGACGCCCTCGGAGTCAAACAGTTTCATGGCGAGTCGCACGCGATCCGCTGGGCTCTCTATCTTGACCATCGCGTCTGCGATCTCTCGCATGGCCTTAGCCGGCCCCATATCACGGAGCTTCGCCGCGTCAAGCCCTAGCTCTTTAATCGCATCTTTCGCCTCGCCAGTGCCTCGCGCCGCCTCACTGATCCGCCGAACCATGCGCTGCATCGCCATGTTTAGCGTGTTGGTTTCAACGCCGGTTTGCTTGGCCGCGAATTGCAGCCGCGACAATTCCTCGGTCGTCGTGCCGATCTTTGATGCGGTCTTGGCTGCGTCGTCAAGACGCCTGAGTTGGCTGGTGAGCACTACAATTGCGCTTCCGCCAGCGACCAGCGAACCGAGCCGGGCGACCGACGAGAACACGCGACTGATTGACTGATTGACCGACCGGCCAAAGTTGCGCGTCTGGCCTTGCGCCCGCCGAAGCCCCGACGAATACTGCGATGTATTCGCGCTGAGCATGACGGCGAGATTGGCGATACTTGTTGCCATTAGCTTCCTGCGGTCCTGTTATACAACTTCGTGTACTGCCTAAACTTCGCCAGTAATTGGCCCGGCGGCTGTACCTTCGGCCCTTGGTCAAACTCAGGCATAAAGTCCGAAGGCTTTGCAGTCTTACTGCCGTTTGCCCTGGCGATGACCATTGCTAATATCGCCATGCGCAAATCGCTTCGCTCTTCGCCAAACGGTTCTAGCCGATCGTATGCAACCCATTCAACAAACTCTTTTTTTGTGCATCGTGCTTTTGCCTCCGCCTTAGTACACGACCACGCGAGCGCTAGCCGGTGCCAGAATCGCTCGTCGTAGTCGCTTCTAAGTTTCCCAACGCATCTTCTACATCCTCAGCCTCAGCGCCGGAATACTTCATGACCACGGACACCAGTGGATCAATCTTCGTAATCCCCATCTCGCGGAGGCTCATGATGTCCGCTGAACAAAAAACAGGCTCACGGCTTTCGTTGCAGACGCTCGCGATCACGATACGCAGGAAGCGGTCGCAGTCCTCAGCCTGGAAGATCTTTAGCGTGTGATCGTATGGGATTTCGCGCACATAGATATCTCCGAGCTTGGGGATATCAAACGGCCCCGCGATCTTAGATGGCGACAAAAAGCTATCTTTCGTTATCAACTTTATTTCCTTTCGGTTTCTTCGGTTTCTCTAGCTTGCTAATTAGATCAGCGCCCGACACATCCTCGCCGTTCAGTTCTGCGAGCTTGACGGACTTGGGCCGGTAGTCGCGCCGCGTGGCTGGCAGGCGATTGATGACAACCTTATCGTGCTCGACAATTTCGACAACGCTCGTACATGCAAGCGCGTTGCCCGTCTCTGCGTCGATGTCCACGATGTCGCCGACAAAGCCTTTAACCTTGCGTGTGGGTTTTAAGATTCTGACTTTCATAGGTTTAACTTTCGTCTGTGTCAGTGATGTCACCAGAGAGCTTCACAGTGAGCGATCCCGTCATCAACTCTTCGGTTTGAAGGCCAAACTCGAATCCCGTTGCAAAGCCTGACGCCGCCCAGGTCGCTGCGCTCGACCCGCCCGACGAAAGGGGGAATGTCACTGTGATCGTTTCAGCAGCCGCATCGATTGGCGGGTAATCGTCGGGATCAAACTGGATTTCTAAGGACAGTTCACCCGGATTAAACAGGTCGCCCGGCGTGAACGTGTGCGCCGTCGTCGTGCCTAAGTGCGTGGTTTCGACCGATGCACGTTCGACACTGGACCAGCTAATACTATTGACGTTCGCTGAGAACCCCGACGTTCCAAATGTTACGGTTGCGCCTGTGCTGATATCGACTGGCATAGTTTGGCTCCTAAGTAAATGTCGGCACGGTCACAGACCAGCCGATGAGGTAATCAAGTTGGATCGAGTCCACACCGTCACTGGCGTGGCCCCCTTGGTGTGGGCTCGCGTAGTCCGCGCGCTCGCTGTCGAGATGGCACATCGATACGAATGTGCCGCTATTGACTTGCCCCCTGAACCCATCAAGCGACTGCCGCACGGCTTCCGCGATTGATTCCGCTTCGACCGGGGATGATGCGTGGCAATCGATCTGGACTCGGCCGGTCGCCTTGCCGGTCGCCGCTGTCATGTGGTGTTTGTGGTCGCCGCTGATTTGGTGGATGACAACGCGAGGCAGCGCATCAGACTGCTCGGAACGGTTCATCCGCACGCGAGTTCCGACGATGCCTGCGAGCGTCGCGTCTGCGACGAGCCTGGCGCGTAGGTCAGTCATCAAGCTCATCGCCCAACCTTTCGCAATGCGCTGACCGCTGCCCGGCTGGTGACGGTCTTGCCGACTCGCCCTTGGGCCTGCTTACGAAGCTCGCTTTGTATACGCCTCACGATGATTGATCGCGAGTTAGTGCTGTCGTACGCCGGCCGTAAAAAAGGCTGTGGCGGCGTGCCGGGATGGTTCCCCTTGGGGCTCGTCCCGAACTCGACAAAGTGCGCGTATTTAGACGGGTCAGACATTACCCACCCGCCCTCGCCGAAGTTTGCATCAGCACGCCAAACGACTCGCCTATACTTCTTGGTTTGCGGGCCGACGACCGCGTATGGAACGCCTTTTGTGGTCTTGGCTTTGATCTGGATAGACTCGCGGAGTAGTCCGGTTTCTTTCGCGACGTTGCCACGGGCCTTCTTGCGGATCACAGCCGCAGCCTCACGTAATGCGGGGCGGACCATCTTATTGCGCTCGCTGTCTTTGGCGAGGCGATTGAGCTTTTTAGTTAGTGCTTTTTCGCCGATGATTTGTGATGCCATTACAAGACCTCCTTGGTGTGGACTGTCTGGCCGCGTTTCGCTGTGCGGTCGCTGCCGCCCAGCACTGCCTTGATATGGAACGTGCGCCCATCGATCTCGATCCTGTCCTCGGGCGACAGGCCCGCGTACTGCTCGCGTAGCATGATCACAGCATCGATCGTCGCGTCGATCTTTTTCGCCCGGTACAGTTCACTCCCGCCCGCGTCCTGGAGCGATGCCCACCTCGATTCAATAGTGACCCACGACTCAACGGCGTTGCCGCCGGCGTCTTCTGTGACTTGCCTCGTTTGGATTGAGGCGCGGTGATCGTGTCGTCCTGCTGGCATTAGGCTGTTTCCGTAGCTCCGCTTGCATCTATTTTCAGCTGAAAAACGGCCGTTGCTGTTGCAACCCCGAGCATCGTTTTATAGTCGCCACTAGCAAGATCTGCCTCAGGGGCCATAGCCCCTGATGTGGTTGATACCCAATAAGACAACCCCTGGACAAACGGCGAAGCCCCGCTATAAACGAGCCGGCCGCTCGTGGCAACTACGCATGGCTGATTCGCGGCAGACGTTGTTACGGCGATACCAACCGCGCGGGCTGACGCCTCCGCGTCCGCGTCGGCTTTAGCAACTCTCCCTGCATCGGTCGAATCTACGTAAACAACATCTCCGCTGGTGATCGATTGCCCTGCGGTGTATACCCTAGTTACAGTGCCTACTGCGGGAGTTGGCTTTCCTGCTGGTATCGTTACATCTGCCATATTAAAAGCTCCTAGACCGGTAGGTGGACCGATACT